GTATCCTGGCCTCATGTTATCGTTTTCATATCATGCCGCCTTGAGAAAAACCTATTCTGCTTCTAAAAAACACATCTTTAGTATCTGCCATATACTGTAATTTATATTTTTTACAAAATCTGGTGCAAACTTTGTAAAATATTTTTATTAATTTTTCCTCTGTTCTTTTCTTTCTATATTCCGATAAATCAAACCACTCCGTGCCACCCTTGTTTTGCTTATATGCACTCTTTTTTCTTAAACTATTGTGCAAATAAGACTCTATATTATAACCCTCTGTTAGATATTTAAACGATGCTATGTAATTTAAATGAAACGGATTATCTGTAGTATTCGATTGAGCTCGATGAGCCACAGAAATATCTGTTATCCCTATTTTGTAATATGGTGTTTTACCATCTAATCTATTTTCAACTGCCAAATAAACTGTTCTTATAGTATTGGGTATAACTGTTTTTGCAAAATCATAAAAACGCTTAAAATCTTTTTTGTTAACTATTTTACCATCTTCACTAACTGACTTTCGCCCTGCCTCCATAATCACTGTTGCACTATTTAAAAGCTCTTCACTTATTTGATTAAACAAATCATCTCTTAGTTCGTTTATATAATCGTAAACTAAAGGATATTTTTGTTTATTGCGTAACTCGGAAGCTCTTACGTGAGCACTTGACTCCGCATAACCTGCTTCTATTGCACACTGTGTTGGAGTTTTGCTGTCTTTATTATAAACTAAAAGCTTCGCAAAAAGCATTTGTTGCTCTGATAATTGTTTAGGTAATCCCATTATTTCTTCCTCTTACGCATTCTAGTTTCTTTGCGGATTCCTGCCCATTTAGCATCGGCACACTTATAGCCACAATATTTCTTCTGCCTTTGGACCTTATGAAAAATCTGGAATTCTTCACCGCAAGTTATACAGACTTTAGTTTCACTGAACATATTATCCCTTTCTGTTATAGCACAATATAGTAGCTATTTATTCTTTGTCAACATCTTTTTTTAATTTTTTTGCAGAATAAATTTATAGATAGAGGCATAAAACTATTTAGAAAGTCACTTGAAAATAATCTTATGCCTCAAGTATTCAATAAATAGCAAACAAGAAGGAATGCTATATGTGTAAAATATTTTGATTAGGAACTGTCGTCAACAGTATTTTTTTTTAATTTTTTTAATCTTTCGTCTCTTTGCCGGAATGATTCACGCATACTTAGTTCCCACAACTCATTCTCTTTATCCCAGAATTCGTCGAAATTTTCGTCTTTAGAACTCAATAAACGCACCACCAAACCTGGCAAGAGCTTCAATCCTCTCATTAGCCTTCTGCCAACGTAGTTCTTGCAAAGCTCTAAGCTTGTCGGTCCAGATACGTCGTGCGCCTTGCGATAAGTCTTGTCGCAATAGGTTTTCTACCTTGTCTATCCTCTTGTATAGAGTCTCTTCTTCTGTTCTATCTATCATTGTACTATTATGATTAATCTATATTTTTCTGGTGATCCAACGATTGTGTTAGGAACTAGATCAATCTTTCGTATGTCAAAAGATGTCTGACCGTCAGCAAACCCCATCGGAACAGCTAAAGATACTTTCGCATCAGCGCCCTCAGGGCTCTGACAAAACTTCTCTAACTTGGTCACCAGTTCTTTCGTTGTCCATCGAGTCTTATTTCCAAACAACGGTTTTTTACTTTCACTCATTAATGCCTCCTTCCTTGGCCTCTATATTTCTTTTTACTAAACTTCTTGTTAGGGCTTTTAGCATGCCTTCCCGGTCGTTTAATTCTTTTCTTGGTGACGTGGTCACTATTATAAAACTTACTGCGTTTAGCCACGACTCTGCTCCTTCAACCATTTCAATATGTCCTCGTCCTTAAAGTATGGCGTATTACCAATTCTTATATGAGGCACGTTAAACTGGCCGCGTTGTCTTTTCTTTCTAATCGTGTCTTGTTCAAAACCACGCTCTATACCATTCTCTCTCATAAAATCTTTAACTCTAGCTATGTGTATATACATCTATTCTTTGTTCCCATGATATACAATTACCTCTGCCGTGCATTCAGGGCACGATAAGTTTGTCATAATCATATGCTGTTCGTCTTCATTCTCTTCCCATTCAGTATCGTGATCGCCTCCCCAAATTAGTTCGTGACCACAGCTCCAACAATTCATCTACTGACTAACCTCTTGGTCCCCAATAAGCACAGTGTGTATCTCAGATACATTCTTGCGCAATATATCTATCTCGCTTGAGCACCAGTCTGCGTTCAAGTAAAAAGTTTGTTGTATGCATATAGCCGTTAGTAAAATCATAATAATTAATTTAAGTAGTGTGTCCATTATAGTACCCCTCACATCGTTTTAACCATTTGTATTTATAGTCGTCTAACCGTGATCCGTTAATCGTAAACATTTGTAAAGTCATGCCTCGCGATGCCATAAGAATTACGCCTGCTTCCATTTTAGTTTTATACAACGCATCGTGGGCCATCATATACGCTGCGAGCTGAATATAATAGTCTTCAATCCACTCATCTTTTTTAGGTTTATTTGTCTGTTTAAAATCAATAATTGCTGGCTGATCACGCCAAACAGCCGTACAATCAGCCGTCCCTCCGTAGAATGTAGGGTAGAAGAGGGGGACTTCTGTGCCCCAATATTCATCGACGGAGGGTAGACCACACTCAATGATGAGCTTTGCCATACGTTTTCCAATAACTCCGATGTTAGTAATATCATCGTAGCCTATTCCTTGGATATGGCATTCAAGGAATTTGTGCATTGCCGTTCCAACTGCTGCGGCTTGGTTCTTAACCGCTTCTGCCGTCTCTTCGCCAACTCTATTGCGCCACGCCCGTAAACCTTCTTTGTCTTTTTCTGCTTTGGTGGCGGAGATAATAGTTGTAACAGACGGTAAAAGTTTGCCTTCACCTTCGTAGTGACGTTTTCCATTAACTGTTTTACGTTTAACATCTCCATAAGGATATCTTTCTGTAATTAATGAAACGGGTTCTTTAGTCTTTTGCGTGTCCATTTAACTTTAGTGCTTTTGCTTTGTCTTTTGCTAAGTGTTCTATTAGTTTTGCAAGCGAGAATGTAACTCCAAGCTCTGCTGACAAGTGTTCTTTCACTAATTTTAGTTCGTTGTATGCTGCTTTCGATAGAGAAACAGACGAGTATTTTCTGATGTCGGGCATCGTTTTAACCTTTCTTTATATTACATAGTTTATAGAGTAACTTCGCGACCAGTTTCCTGCTCGAAGATTACATTAAGAACTCGTAGCTTATTTTCCAACTGTGTTATTTGTTGTTTAAGCAACTTATTTTCTTCGTGTAACCTTGTAGTTTCAAAGTTATTGCCGAATACAAAATCCGACATAAAATTATCGTCCATATAGATTCCTCCATATTATATTATAATCTACCACAATATATAGTAATCTACTATTGACTGTCAACTAAATATTGATATTATTTAGATAAAAAAGAAAGAGGTATTTATGAGAAAAGAACTACAAAATAGGCGTCCTGCGTTTGCATTTAACATTACAGATTCTGGTGGCACACCGTATAGACTAACAACTTCGTTTGAAAACGAAGAAGTAAAAGAAGTTTGGATCAACGGTGGAGGCAAGGTAGGAACAGAAAAACACGACATATTAACAGAAATAGGGCGCATTATATCCGTTGCATTACAAAACGATGTTTCTTTTGAAGAACTAAAATCTTGTGCAACATATCATTCCGACGGCAGACCCTCCACCATTGTTGGCGAAGTGTTTAACGCAATAGATTTTAAGAAGAAATCTTAATTTTTCTAGGGCGCTGGTGCTCCGGGACCTCACGTTCGAGGTATATGTGCAACAATCCATTTTCATAACTTGCACTACCAACTTTGATAGTTTCAGCTAATTTAAACGATCTTCTAAAGTTGCGCGCGGCTATGCCACGATGCAGGAACTCTGGTTCGTTGTCCTGTTTAGGCACCTCACCACTAATAATGAGCTCGTTATCCTCAACGGATACGTCAATATCCTTCTCGGCAAAACCAGCTACGGCCATGGTGATAGTGTAATTGTTGTCAGATTTTATTATGTTGTATGGTGGATAAGAAGATGCTGTGTCGCCATGCTTGAACATATTGTCAAACATTTTGTCAAATGCGTCAAATCCAACGCTAGAACGTAATAATGGTGATAAGTCAAAAGTCATAATAACCCTCCTTTTAAGCAGTTAATTGTTTGTGTCAGCACTTATCAAGCTACTGATAATTATAATATGGGGTATTATTTATTAATTGTCAAGGTCGTCTTCGGCTTCAGGTTCAAAAGATATGCCCATGCCCATGTCTAACTGCGGATCTGTTTCAAACTCAAATATTAATTGTTCTTTGGTTTTCTCAATGGCGTCAGCTATGTGAAGTGGAATGTAAATTAGTTTACCGTTTTTATATTGTTTATTTTCCTCTTCTCTC